AACCAGTAGCTGCTGTTGCACCAAGACCTGTATCTGCTACGTGTGTAAGTTTAACGTCATCATCTGCACCAAATGTAAGTATAGAGGCATCACTCTTTAATCTTACATCATCTGTCATGATAACTTCTGGCGAAGTAATCTTTACTGTTGTGTCTGCAGCAACGTCTAGCTGACCGTCTGTACTTGAGTTAATAGATAACTGTGCATCACGAAACTGTAAAGCATTACTTGTATCTACAGCTAAGTTTCCACCTAGTCCATCTATAAAAGCAGTACCGTCAATGTATATATCTTTAAACTTAAGTGATGTAGTACCTAAATCTAACCCTGCGTTTGTGCTTGGGTTAATAGATGTGGATGTTGCTACTAGCTGTTGGGCAGGTCCAATAACTGTAATAGCACCACCTTCTGCTGCAGTACCATCGTGAGTGTGACCACTAGAGGAATTAAATGCAGCTTCAATAGCATCGTATTCACCATCAAAGTCAGCAGCGTTAATAACGTTACCATCAGCAATATTGTTCGCTGTGTCGTTACGTGTGTAGCCTGTTCCCATGTTTTTACCTTCTCGTGTTTGTAGCGTATTCTAGTGTAATAGCGTCTAATGAAAATGGTGGATCGACACTATCTGATGTGTATTGTAGAGATACGACAAAAGCTGATCCTATAATTTGAGTTTCAAATAGTGTTTTTAGTTTAGAGCTGTACACCGCTGTTGATCCGAATGTAGCTTGACCCATAAATGCAACCGTTCCTGTGGCGTTGTTAAAATCAATTTTTGTAGGTTGTACACTATTCTTTTGGTCAAAGTCTAGTTTTAAACTTACATCAAACGAAACACTACCTTGTGGATCGGTATATAAAAACATCTTATAAAATGTTTTACGTACCCTTGGATCGTTGATTGGCATATAAGGTGTAGCAAAAGTTGTTTGTATATTACTACCACCAAAGCTATTACCTTCCTCCATTTTATAGAGAAACCCGTCATCATTTGCAAATACGATTGTTTCGGCATTTTGAAAAAATCTACTATCTGCTACAAATGCCCTTATCCCTCTTATATCTGCCCATGCCATTCCTTCTCCGCCTTGACCTGCCATCTGTGTGCCAAGTATACCTTGAGCGTTTGCTTGAGCAATATTATTATTATAACCTAATATTCTATACTGTGATTTATCTCGTATAACTACACTAGTAAAAGATGTATTGGCTGTAATAAAATCTGTAACCTCTTTCTGTATTGTTTTAGACACAACGCCTAGTCCAAAGTCACCGAGTCTATCTGTAGCGCTTAGAAGTCTTAGACCATCTGGACCAAGAAACATTACATCACCACCAACCTCTTGTATTGTATCTTTATCTACACAACCAATATCTGTAGTTACTGGTTGTAAGTTAAAGTCGCCTATAGTATTTCCTAGTAGTTGAAATATAGATGACTCAGTGAAGATAATAAGCTGTTGTCTAAATACAATTAGACCAGTGATGTTTGCTCCTACAGATATTGTACCAGAACCATTAGCTGCTGTAAAGTCAGTATCTGTAAAGGGTGCAGTAAATGTTAATAAATTATTCTTACCAAAGAATAGTTGGTTTTTAAAACTTACTACAAACTCTGCTGCATTTACATCTGTAGGTGCATCGTTAAGTGCTGTAAACAAAGAGCCATTATATAGTGCAGGTTTGTTAATACCATCAACAATGGCTATTTTTTCTGATCCTGTATAGTTATACCTAGAAAATCTAGTTTTACCAGCATTTTCTCTTGACGTACTTAAAAAAGTTATAGCAGCATTATCTGCAGGAGAACTAGCCAAAGCAGGATTAATAGCTATCGTGGCTCCACCTGACGATACTGTTGGAGTTGCAGTTACAGTATATATCTTGTCTACACCTGCAATTTTAAATACATCACCTAACTGTGGTGTAGAATCTAATCCATCTACAATTAGACTGCTGCCTGTTTGAGATGCGCCATTTACAAGAACCGTACCATAAACTGGTACATTTACAAGTGAGTATCCGTTGCCAGATGTTTTAACTATACTTTCATTTCTAGCTACAATAACAGAGTCAAGAAATACACCACAACCTATTGTAAGATATTTACTGTTTGTATCAGTAAACTCTACATCATCTCCGTTAGCAGGTGAAGCAGTAAGAGCAGGTGATATATCTATAGTTGCTCTGTTGTCATCATCATCAAAACTAACACTAGCACCGACAGTGTATGGAGTTTTAAACTGTAGTGCAGTATCGTCTGTAAGCACTAGGGATAAAGTATCGGCAGCAGTACCTATTGTAATGTTTGGTGATGAAAACGCTGCTACTGTTGTGCCTCTAGGTATACCAGTACCAACAATTTCCATTCCTGTTTGTATCGTCCCTACTACACCATCTATTGCAAAGGTAGTAGTTTTAAAGGTAAACTGTAATGCTAGGTTATCTGCCACAGTTACATTACTTGATAATACTACAGTAAAGTTACCACTTGCCCCTGCTGTAACACTAGACACTGTAATGTTACTTCCTATACCTACGCCTGTTAAAGTTTGACCTTTTGCTATAGTACCCGAAGCAACAGTGTCTACGATAATAGTGCTACTTGCTGTTACTGCACCATTAACAAGAGCAGTTGGTCCATTCGAAGTGCCAATAGTAGATGTACCATTTATATTTGCAGTGCCGTGTACTAACTTAAACTTATCACCTGTCTCTGGTGTTTGTCTAATATTTGCAAGGGCTAAACTTGTACCAGTTTGACTAGCACCATGTACAACAGGTATTCCGTATGGTGGTATAGTATCTAAGTCGTACTTTTCATAACCTAGTATTCGTTTATATCCACCCTCAATAGATGGCTCAAAATTTCTAAGAATACGTGCAGATCCAGGCATTTCCATACCTTGCTGCAAAGGACTCATATTACTTATAAGCCCACCGCTAAACTTAATGGGATATGTCTGACGATTGGTAGGCATTTATTAATTGACCTGAATAGTGTTGTAAGAAACGTTACCTCTGTTTACAACAGTAGATCTAGCATAATCGTAACGGTTAATATACAGACTCCTCATTTGTTTTATCTCAGTCTCAAACTTTGTTTGCATAAGCATAGACTCTTGTGTTTCACCCCTGAACATGTATGCAAAATGCATTGCGCCATTTACTATAACATGTCTAAATTGTTCTGGAACTGTGGGTACATCAGTATCGTTAATTAAATCTACAGGTAATCTGTAATATTCATAAACTAATTCGTAAGCCTTATCTGGTGGAGCTACTATGCCAAATCCATCATCTGGAGTTCTAAAAACAAATTCTGGTAAAGCACGTATACCAGTTGAAGTGTTATACTCAAAATCAGAATATTTTTCTAAGTACTCTTCGTAAGATAGTAGACGAAGTTTTTTAGTATCGTTTCCTAACGTGTCATCTCTTTTAATTCTAAAGCTATCAAAGTCTAGTACTTTAGAATCTGTAGGTGATGCGTATCTTACTAAACCTGGAGTTAATGTTTCAGTTTCTTCTACGTGATTAAAAGGCCACTCGTATTCATGTTGATTAATAAACCTAATTGCAGAATTAACTGCATCTTTAATCATAGAGTATTCACCAGTAGCAGTAAGAAAGTTTGCGTTTGTTCCTGTACCACCCGTAAGTTCAACTTCGTTAAGTCTGCGGTTTATGTCGTTTACAATTCCAATATAATCATAAGCCATCTTAACGTTCCTTTAGTCTTAGTTTAATACTACGTTCTGCTGTGCTTCCTGTATCATCTGTCATCTGACAAAAGAAAGTATACTCTACATTGTTTGATCCACCAGAAATATTTATGGTTGCAACAGTGTTAGTATTTGTTTGAGATACGTTTTGTATTGTATCGGTAACTGCACTACTAGAAGCGTTGGTTAGGTTTTGTCCTGCATTCAATCGTGTTTTTACATTGTACACATTAGACTTAACAAACCATATTACAGAGTTAATTGTAGCTGTATCAAGAAATCTTGACCAGTCTACACTATAGTCTAGTGTTTCATCAGGGTCTTTACTAGGCCAACGAAAGCTCATTTTTAATCCTCATTTGCATAAACAATACGATCTGCTGATGTAGGTTTTCTTTTAATAAATACAAATCTATTTTGTTTTTCTATTATTACTGTTCTGTCTTTAGAGCTAGTAGTTGTTTGTGCGTCTACAAAAATTGATCGGTTTTGTGGTCTTACTAGCACAGTTCTTTCTGAAGGTGAAGTGGGCATTATGCAACCCTCGGCAGTAAGACAGTTCTTCTTTTATTATACCTATGTTTAACTGCTTCGTAATCAAACTGTATTGATACTACATTTCCTACTGGTAAGTTTACTAATGCTGAAGAAGAAACACTCGCTAGTTTTTCAGTAACAGTTACATCAATACTACCTAGTGATATTGTTGCAGCTACACTTTGTAGTGCCTCATCTACAGTAGCTTCTGGTTCTGTAATACTACCAGTTAGTTCTAGTCCTACAATCTCAGCTTTAGAAGATGATCTAGCAGTTACTGATGGAGTACCAAGTGTGCCAACTACTGTTCCTAGTTTCTCAGATACATTAGGTTTAATTGTACCTATTGAGAATGTAGCTGTTACGTTTAG